TTCAGTCCAAGTAGCGTCTGCGTTAAAATTACCGCTACCAGCGGAATTATATGTAGCCATTAGGCCACCTCACTTACGAAGACAATTTCAGAGTATATAGGAGAAGCCATTCACTAAATGGTCCCCTGTAAGAATACTTTACAATCTCCAGCAGTTATAGCAGTTGAAGAACTGCCATCAGTTGCTTTTACAGTTATTGCAAGGAATCTTAACGCAGTTGTAGAAATTGCCTTCATAGCACCAGAACTTGCTGCTACTACTATGTCATCTCCTATTTGCACCCATTTACTGTTTGTCACTGGTGTTGCTTCTGCACCGTCAAACAGAGAACCCCATACTTGACAGGTAAGCCCTCCGTTCTCATCGTTAGACAATACTTGTATTGATGCTCTCTCGTATGCCTCTACATCCACTGCGTCAATTATTACAACATATGTAGAACCACTTAGAGTAACTGCATCGTTCTCTACAAGCATTGACTTAAGTGAACTGCTTATTCTTTTAGTCGTTATTGTATCTGCCATTACTTAGATTTCCCCTTGGGCTTTCTAAGTCCTTTACCTTTTTTAGGCTTTGCTTCTACTTTTTCTTTTTTGACTCTAGAAGCTTTGCTGCGAGTTCTAACCCCTGCGCCGACCTTCTTAGCCCCAACTTCAGTTTGGACTTCAAAGATGTCTGGCTGGGCAAGTAACTTTTTAACAAATCCTGCGAACCTTTTGTTATTCTCGTCAAACGTGTGGACTTCACCGAGGTGGAACGCAATGCTGCGCCCACCATCAGTCCTAACGAAAGTAGGCTTAGTTCCTTTGTACCTAATCGTAACCATGATATCATAGCTCCAATTAAACTAAGCGCTTCTCAAGTCGGTTATTAGTCCTTGTGTTGCAAATTTAGTTGCAATTAATTCACCAGCAGTCATGAAAGCATAGTTACGTTTCAATGCTTGCACGTTTGCCAAATCTTCTTGTGCCAAGAATGTAGTTGGTGCTGCAATCTTCATGTACAAGTGTTCCATGTCCAATAACATAATTGGTCCCATTGAGGTTCCACCTGATTGGTCAGTCATTGCATCTGCCAAGTGTTGTGTTGCATAAATTGGAATGCTGTCGTAGTATCCCATTCTTCCATCTAAGTTCATTCCGGGTTCAGATGCAACTCCGTTAGTTCCTTTTGGAGCTTGTGCTTCAAGAGCCATTCTCCAAGTAGCGTTAGAAGTTCCTGCTGTAATTAATTGTTTTAATTCAGTTAACTGTTGGTGACCCATTAAGAATACTAAATTGTCGTATGATGCACCGTTTTCTATTGCATTTTGAATAGTTGCGTCAAGTAAATCTAAAGACAATAGTCTGTTTGTTCCACCAGCTCCACTAACAAAACCATCAGCCCATGTTGCTCCGTCTCCTCTTGCACCTAAGTCGTAAATGTCGACTTCTGCTGCAATAGTTCCTGAACGTGCGCCTACTTGAGCGTAGTTTGCACATACACGAGTTAGAGTCTCAAAATTATCACCTGCTAATCCTGCTGCATAATCTGCTGTTAGCATTGCATCAATGTAAAAAGAGTGTGCTTCTGCGGCTTGTTGCCTTAAGAATGTTGCCAATCCTTTGACTCCATCATCTGCTTCTGCTAAGATAGCTGCTCTGGTTGTTACAGTGAAAGGACTTACAATTTCTTTAATTGTTGCAGTTACTTCTGCAAGGTCTGGTATGTCACCTTCTACACTTGAAGAAGTTGCTCCAAATGTTCCACCTTCTGCAATACCTTTGTTAGATGCTGATGCACTGCGGTCAGTCAATACTCTCCAACCTGATTGTGTCCAGCCTTCTTTTCTAAGAAGTTTAAATACATCTGATTTAGTATTTAATTGGTTAAATACAGTTGCTCCATACATTGTGTTAAAGTATGCTGCATCTGCTGTGCTTGCTTCGTCATTAGCTTTTCTAATTCCGTATCTTGCTGAGATATCTAATCCGCCTTTGTAGTAAGCATTAACATAATCTGTAAAACTCATTCCAGCCATTTTAGAAACCTCCTACTATGTTGTTGTTTTTTGCTTCCATATCTATCTCCTCGAAAGATTTTGATACATTCAAGAAATCAATTTCTGCTTGTTCTTCAGCTTTTGGAGCTGGAGCAGGTGTTGCTTTCTTTCCTGTATAAACGTTAATGCCGTGTTTCTTCAAGGTTGCTAAAGATTTTTCTAGGTCGTCAAGTTTTAAAGATTTCTCTTCTTCTTTTTCCTCTTCTTCCATCATTTTTTCTTCTTCTTCCTCTTCTTCGGCTTCTTCTTCTTCTTCTTCCTCTTCATCCTCTTCGGCTTTTTCTTCGCCCATATCTTCAAGGTATGCGAGTACTTCTTTTAGTTTTGCAAGGGTGTCTTCCATATCTTTCATTAGTGCCTCTTCCTTGCCAACTTCTACTGGCTCATCAAGTCCGGCAGCTAATTCTACGTCCTCTGTTTCAACGATTTCCTCGTCGACAGCTTTTTCGTGAGTGCCACCACATGCGCAATCTGTCATGTATATAGACTAAGAAAAGGGTATATAAGTAATCTAAACTTTCCGGAAACTAACGCTTCTTATTCCAAGAAGGCTTTCTTCCCCTTCTTAATCTTTCTTTAGGAGTCCAACCTGCATCAGCTAACGCCCTGCGTAGTTTTTGACCTGACGAGTCTCTTACTCTACTTCTTGTCATCCTTGGACCGCGTCCGGGGTATTTCCCGGGATTTCTCCACATCTCTGCGCAAAAAGCCTCTGGGTCTCTTACACTTTGTAAACCATCATAGTTTCTAAGTTTTAATGCATTTCTACGACAATCTGTCATAAATGCCCTCATACTTCCTTGTGTTCTTCCTGTCCTAGGTGCTTTAGATAATGCGATTCCTTTTTTTACGGCACATTTTTTTATTCCTGCTATGTCCCAAATGTGTTTGTCAATCTTTCCTAATATATCAGTTACACTACTTGTACTCCACATCTTACAAGACCAATACCTTGCCTTATGTTTAGGTCCGGGACTATCACAATTGTGTCTTGCTCTAAAGTTTCTACGTTTGTCAGGGCTATCACGCTTGATGTCCATCTTAGGGTCGCCAAACTTGACTTGAACTATATTTCCTTTATCGTTTTTTACGTAAACTCCAAATTTCTTGTTCTCACCTTTTAACCGAAAAGGCTTGTTAAGATTCACTTTACTGCCTTGATACTCTGCTTTTAACAATCTTGATTCATCATGTTCTTCTATTACTTCAAATGGAAACTCTTCTACTGCACCTACGTGTTCTTCGTAATCACCTAACATTAATACAGGACCATCTTTGTATGCCATCCAATGATGTCCCTTTGGTGCTTTAACTTTTACAGAAGCTACAGCTTTTCCTAAAGGAACACAATTAGGAACTTTTCTACCTCTTAATATTTTAGTTCCTATCATTTCATAACCTGCTTCACATGGTTTCTTTTTTATCATATCAAGAATGCCATCAAGCTCTTCGTTCATTTTACTAAATCTTCTAGCTTGTATTGCACGTTCTTGATTTACTGCGCCTGCACGCGTAGGATGACAACCCAATAACTTTCTATCTTTCTTAGCAAATAAACAATACTTCTTTCCCCTACGTTCTATTATCTTTTCTAACATTCCTTCTATTTCATCTAGAGTTACTTGCTTTGTCACCTTTACAGGCTCCTCTGCTTTTGCAGCCGCTACCGCTGTAACAGTAGCTTCTGGGTTAGCTGGCCTGTTGCCAACCCATGATACGGACCAAAGAGACAACTCGGAGATGTTGTTGTGGCAGACGTCTCCTTCGCAGACCTTCTCTTGTTTTTCAGCTTCGCCTCTAATAGACGAACCGCCCTTGTCACCGTAAATCTTCATTTCATCCCATACTCTTGTATGCATAGGAAGCTTGTCATGTATACCTACTCGTATTTTGACTTTACCATCTTTAATCTTATATGCAAGAGGTAGACCTACTGGCATCTCCTCATGCTTGTATGAATAAACCCCGTATTTCATATAGAAATCCATAGATTCTTTAATTGTGTCAGTGCCTATCTTATCGTTCTGTTTATCGATAATAGGAGACGAAATAAACGTCTCTAAAATTCTGTCATTATACCATTCAGGTCGATAGACTTTCCAGTTAGTGTCTTTAGCGTCTGCCACGACCTAAGATTGAATACGTGTATATAAACAAAAATATCTTTCCGGAAACTATTGAATCATACGCTGCGCAGCTTTACGAACCGCAGATTCTAATTGTTCTCTATTGTATGGGTCAGTAAGTGCATTTGTCAAAGCAAACGTGCCATACTCAAAAGGTTGATTGGCTTTTATTACTGCCGCTAAAGAAGCTGTATCTTTTTTCTTAAAACCATAATTACCTGCATAAGCTGCTAAATTACTGTTTTTACCTTTACTATTATATGCAGGCAACTTATCCATATAACCACCATATTCAATAAAATTAATTGCAGGATGGTCTGACTTCAAACCTAAATATGCGTTGTTACCTCGCCTATATATTATAGATTTTATGCTTTTTCCAACGGTGCCTTTTACTCTATTAAAATTTTGATAAACATTAAACTCAGCATCATCTCTGTTTTCATCCGCAACTTCTTCCATACCTTCTCGCATTATCTTTTGCCAATTACTTCGTTTTTTATATAAATTAATTGAACGTACAAAATTCTTGCCACCACTAATAGAAATGCTCATTTATAAGACGCTACTTCTTCAACAGAAGCATCCCCGTATTTTTCCTTCCACTTACGATTTACTTCCTGTGCAACTTTCTGTCTCATTAACATTCTACTATTCTTGTTGTACTGCTTCATGTACTCGCCCTTGTTATTCCAAGCCCTGTCATGCTCACACTCTTCACATAATCCATTAGACATTAATCTAACTCGACTTTCTCCTGCCATACACTTCTTACAATGTTTCATGGTTTTATTGCACCTACTTCTGGTTTAGCTTCTTCTGGCATACTAACTTGTGGCTTATCTGGTAAAACCAAATTGCCATCTTTATCTAACGTAGCTTCTATTCCTACCTTATTTAATACTGTAATTATATTTGCTTTTTGTAACATATTAGCCAATGCTTGTTGCTCGTTCTTTGTATTGATGTCTGCAAACTTTACCTTCCATGTTTTGATTCCCATCAACTTCAT